TTCGCCTTTTGTAACTCCCTGTTCTTCTTTAAGTATCTTACTTTTTTAACAGCCTCCCTTACTTTTTTAAGAGTATGTAAAACCTTCAGTTTTGGGAGATTCTCTATAATTTTTGCCCCTAAACCGAGACGGGATTGAGCCAGCTTTTTAAGTGGGGAGACTTCTTCTGGCTTATCAACGGGGTTAGTGAATTCGTCTAAAGATTTATTCGAAGGAGACTTAACCCCAAAATCCGCCGGAATATTCGAATATATATTTTCTAAATCTTCAGTGGAGTATGTGTGTAGTTCTGGTTTAAAAGCGTTTTTGTCGTAATTCATTAGTTGATTTATTATCATCTCCCTATACGCATCCTCTACGGTCTCAAGAGGTTCTTCCACGGAATAGGTATATTCATCATCGATAGTTTTCATCTTATCGATCATCTTTATTTTTTTAATCTTCTCCTGTTCGTACTTTTTCTGTTGTGGAGAAAATGGGTACTCCTTCAGTTGAGCAACTTGTTCATCGACTTTCTGGGCGTCTAAAAATTCTTGTTCGTCAGGGGTAAGAGCGGCGGGATCTTCGCCTTGCGTCATCTCAAGAGTGGCGTCAGGCTTTGGCGTAGGGCTAATAAACTCGGAGGTGTCCGTATGAAGCTGCCCAAGTGGGCCTTCCTTGACGGCGCGCGGAACTTGGCCTAATATTGGCATTCCGCGCTTCATCATAGCTTGTGGATTCTGTCCTCCCATTATCCGAGTTTATCCTCCTTTTTAGTGTTGGCTTTAGATTTAAGAAGTGCAGCCGCTCTATTACTTCTAGATGCTTTAGGTCTTTTTAAAAGACTAGCCCCCCTTGAGGAAGTTGACGTGTAAGTAGCTTTTCTTTTAGCTTTTGATGGAGGTTGAACTGTCTTCTTAGGTTTTTGTTTATCAAGAGTAGCTTGCATCTTATTACTATACACCCCTCTTTGAGAAGGGATAAGCCAGCTATTCTCCCATGAGCGGATAATATTGGTATATTTCTGTTTTTCAGGCGCTGATTTTTTTCCGAGTTGAGCATCCAGCTTGGAAAACATGTTGTTGTAGTTTTTGCCCATACCCATCAGCATTGCGATTTTTGTTACCCTTGGGTTTATCATCCGAGTTTGTCTCCTTTCTTTGTGCTAGATTTTTTTGGTTTAAGCAACGCAGCAACTCGGCTTCCTAACTCGGGGCGGGATGCCTTATTCCGTTTAGTAACACCAGAATTTTGAATTCGGGAAGTGATTCGGGAACGATAATCTTTCCCTCGTTTTATGATTTTCTTGTCGGGGGTATTTTTTAAAGTTTCTTTTCGTACCTTTGCTTCGCCAGATGTTTTCTTTGCGTCTTTAGCATCTATAAAATCTGGGTGTTTATCTAATCCGTGTTTCTTCAACGTACCGGGACTGTGGCCTTCTACCCACGCTTTGGTAAATTGAGGCGACGAAAAAAAATTATTATGTGATGTCCCTCCGGGTGTTTTAGAGTTAGGGGGTAATCCACCCATGTCAGCTTCTCCACTTATAAGGTTGATGCTTATAGTTTTGTTCGTTCATCCAAGTGTGTTCTTTGTTTTAGTCGAGTTTGTAGATTGAAGGAGTGCAGCGACTCGACCCCCTCTAGATGCTTTAGGTCTTTTTGTTTTTCCGGCTGATGAAAGAGGAGCATTAAATACTTTTGATTTAGTATTTGTAGTCGAGTTATTTTTTAATTCTTTTTTCCTTACCTTCGCTACGCCGGGTTTACCTAGCGGGGGAGCTACTGAGGGTGTTTGCCGCTCTTGGGCCATACGATCCATAGCCGTCCTATTCCAGATCCCCCACAAAGTTTTATCCCCGGTTTGAAACTTTGACATTTCTCTTTCTTGATCGGTACTCGCAAGCCTTGATGTTTCGTAGTCCATTCTTTTATATCCAGCAGGGGTTAATCCGCTCACATCAACTTCTCCACTTATGAGGTTGGTATTTGTGATTCTGTTCGCTTGGTCGTGCCACTTCTTTTCTGAATATATTATGCGACTGTTCTTTCCGTCTCCCTAGAATATACGCTTTTAAAGTACTTCTTGTCCACCCGTTTTTCTTCTCTTCGGGAGTTGGCTCATATTCTTCGTCTGTCATAGTTCCTCATATTCGTGAAGAAATATTGGCATACCGGGGCCGTTATATGATCCGACAATATTATAATCAAAAAATTCTAGAGCTTCTTCGTGTGTCATAGAATCGTTTTCCATGAGATTACGAATTATCTTTTCTGAATCGTACACTAAAACAGGGATTCTATTAAAGCTATCTCCCATTCCCATAATAGCATTATCATGTCCATCTACTTTTAATCTTTGACCACTATAATGATTTTTCATTTTATTTCCTCCACAGTTTGTGAGGGCTGTATCGAGAGTTAGTTCTTGGGGGAGGGGTATGTGATCTGCCTCCCCGCTTTTTACCTTCCAGTAATGCGTAAACACAGGAGTCCCCTTTGCCGGGAGATCGACCTAATCGTTTTTTCAAATCCCCAAACCCATCCTTGCACTCTGTAGATTTGCCTTCAACCTGAATCCCCCCATTAGTTAACTGCCATTTAGGAGCGCACAAGTCTGCCTTCAATTCTCTGTCCGCCGGTAGCGCAATTCGCTCATCGCCTTCAGGATCTAATGCTTCTCGCATTCTCCACCAGTTCTCACTTCTCTTGTTAAAAAAACCAAGTGACCCAGACAAATCACGCCCGTGACTTTTATGCCTTCCATCAACAGCAACAACATTAACCCCGTTAGTTTTCAAGTGATCGTAAATAGAAGCTCCCGCCCCACCTATAATATCTAACATGATTGGCGACCCGTGTCGTACATACGACGTACAGATCGCAGCGCCCGTTGGCCCATCTGGAGTTGTTTGTCCTCTTTTAACAATTTGTTCCCCGAACCAATTCCCATATCTGGGGGTTAATACAAAATCATCCTTACCACCCCGCGCTGGATCAACACCCAAACAATCCATTTTAGCACCTTGCGGTTTGTCGTTTGTCCATCGTTCCATAGCTCGATCCACCCAGTCACTTGGAATAACCTGCCACGGGTCGTCTTGCATCCCTGCGGCAAAATCACCCATTAACATCTGGGATCGTAACGGTTCTGGCAGGGCTTGCAATGCAGCCTTATATCCTGAATTAATTAAAAACGGATTATCATCCACAGAAGAGGGGATAAAAGTTCTTGAACGTGGCACGATCCAATCGCCATCTTGCCATATCGGATCAGAGCTATCTACTTCAACATCTTCCCCTTCCTCATCACTAATAAACCATCTCAGTTCACCCGGTCTCGCTGGATTAGGATGCTCCTTATCTAGCCACGGCGCCCAGTAACCAACAACCCATTGTCCTTCCGCACTTGTCGGTGGATTAGTAGCACATATAATTCTACAGCGTTGTGCTGGATCGGCTGAACGATTCCACGTCGTAACGTACCTAAACTGTGATTCTAGAAACTGTGTTAATTCATCGAAACAAATGAGGTCTCTGGGATCACCTTGGTAAGCAACTTCATCTCCTGCATATTGCATACCCCCAAGGCGTATACTCCCGTTTCGCCCAAGATCAAAACGATGTAATTGACCGTTAAATCCTGCCCTAGTTTTTCGAATTCTGATAATTTCTTCTTCAATGGGTCCAAGTTGTTTTACCTCCCGTCTATATATTACAGAGCGCTTATGGGATGTTAATGATAATCCTATCAATAAAGCAGACTTCCCCCCGCCAGCGGCTCCACCGAATAACAGTATGTCTGCCTTGGAGTCAAAAGCTTGTTGTTGGGGGGTTATTATTTCAGGAGTGTCTATGTTTATAAGAGGGCGCCACGGTTTATCCATGATGTCCTCCCTTACTAGCTTGTCAATCTCCGCTTTTTGCATAGGCGGCAGATCCGCGTATTGCTCTAACAATTGAGTCAAGTCTGTCATAAGGCGCCTTTTTATTCCTTCCGTTTCAGTTTTTTCTTGGTGGGGCGTTTTCTTTTCTTAGGATATGGGAGACGTACTTTTTTTCCATTAATGTATTTAATCGGCATTTACACTATACTCCTTTTAAGGGGAACACAACCCAGATTGAAAAACGGGGGGATCGGACGATTCTCCTGTTTAGCGTCATCGAAAAATTTAGCCTGTCGTTCGAGACATTTCTGTTCACTTGGAAAAGTTTCCAGAATCTCACCATGTTGGATCTGGATCGGGGTCACAGACAGATTAAGATGAATTACTATAAGAAGCCAGAGCATATTACACCTCTATAACTTCAACAGGCGCCTTTACTGTTTTAGCTTCAATAGGTTTTTTAGACGACATGTTCATCAATATAGAAGCCAGCCTTTGTTCTCTCTCTGTATCTGTTAATAAATCTTTACCATTGGCGCCAGTGATTTCCAAACGGTCTGCTTCTCGCCAGCCCCCTTGTGCTTTCAACCAGAAGATCTGAGCGGATACGTTTCCTTCCATTGCATTTCGGTACAGCGCACCCGATACATGGGCAGTGGCTCTCATCTTTCCAAATGCAAGTTCGTCTTTAAAATGCTTTTGCAAAGTTCGTTCCCCGCAATTGAGCGCTCTTGCTTGTTCTGAATGTTTGACTCCGTTAGCCGTCATCATTATCACTAACTGGCGCTGTTGGTCTGTGGGGATGAACTTGTTTACTGCTTTAGAACCTTTCGGGCGTCCACTTTTACTCTTCTTGGGCTTTACCTCGTTGGCTTTCTCCTCGTCTATTTCATCAAAAGCATCGTTAATATCAATGTCTGCCATGAATATACCTTTATAAATTATAAACAAAAAAAGAATAACATATTTTGCGTATTAATGAATGTATACACATTATTTAAATTTTCAAAAAATTACGGGTAACTCGAAGCAAATGCGGCGGCGGGGGCGTAAGCTTGGGGGTGGGGTCCGCGAGAGGATAATCGCGCTCGCTATTATGTTATTAGTTTAGCGCGTCGCGGTCTAAACCTTATCGCGCTTGCTAGTATGATATTAATTTAGCGTCGCGGTCCCAATGTAATTGATACTAGAAATGGATCCCTAATAACTGGTATTGAGTGTAATTTGATTGTACACGTATTAACATTACACAGTGATTTACTACCAATCCATTTATAACCACCAACGCCTTTTGAATGCCAATATTGAAAAACATGCTCTTGATTGTGACTTTTCATTTATCACCTCATTAAGTTATATACTATTATAGTTGCAATCAGTATGCCAAACTATAAAACTAATATACTAAAGTAGTTTTCCACTGTGGGCGCCTGTGCGTCTATCCATTGAACCTTTTTATAGCGCGACCCATTGCATTGGCTAACCTATAATAATGTACCCACAATATGCCCTGTTAATCCACTTTTTTTATCCCATTAATTAACAAAAACCCCTTATTTTACAACAACTTAGGCCAAACGTCAAAACTCTGACAAAACGCCAAAATATCGCTATTTTAACCCTTTATAAAATAAGGACTTACAAGCTTTTGTCAAAACAATTCGCGTCAAAACTCTGACCGAACATCATCGAATAAAGTGTCAAAAAACCCACATAAAATAACCACGGTCCTTATAAAATGATTAAATAAGGCCCTAAAAATGTTAATAAAAGGGTATACGTTTGGCACGGAGTATGCAACTATATATAATGTAGCGTCGGTTTATGGAATAAAAAGTATTTGGTAGAACCAGAAGATTCCAGAAGACTTTTCGGCAAATCAATAAAGTAAAGAGATTTGCAACGGGTGTTTAAGCGCGATTATTCTATCGCGCTCGCGACCATTATTGACAGGTAGGGCGCGCCACGACACGATAGACGGTCTTTGACATTCACCCGCATTATAGAGAATAAAATTACTTTTTAAGCGCTTTTGTAGAAATGGAGTTTTATCATGGCTACAAAAAACAGATTACCATTTACTTGTTACGTTCAAAAAGAGAACGGAGACGTTGTTAGGGTAAAATACGGTATGACAGGTTATTTCCCTACTTTGCACTACAACAACGCGGACCAGTTAAACGAACGCAACGGAACAACATTGAAACAAGCTAGTATCATGAAAAGTGGTTCAATTTTTGGTTGGAATATTCCGCTGGTAACCGATTATTTGGAGGGCCTTTAAAATGGCTATATACCAAAATATTAAAGGTATAGAAAATTTTATAGGACGAGGTGAAAAATTCCCACGGGTAAAAATAGATATAGACGGGAATAAGGTTACTATAGAAACAAAAACCGTTCAGCAAGGTTACGCGTGGATAGGTTTAGCACACCACAATAAAGACAATGGTTGCAAAGCTGTGGAATCTATAAACTACCTGTTAATACAGCCAAATTACCTAACAATTACTTTTAGAGAAGCCGATCAAAATTTACGGTCTACACAATACTGTAAAGTATTATCTTATTAAACCTTTAAAACAAAAGCGCTTTAAAAGTAATTTTATTCTCAAAACACTAACCTATTAATCCTTTTATGTGG